ACTAATCAATGTGAAATAATGAAAAATTTTGCTATAATTTGTGATGGAAAATATAGAGAACAAGATTTTGATAGTAATATTTTTAGTAAAATAGAAAAATATGCTAAATCTAATGGATCATGTTTAAAAACTGGATTATATTGTTATAATTTTTCATTATCAACAGATCCATTTAAATTACAACCAAATGGTGCATTTAATACTAATTTGTTTAAAACAATCGAATTTGAGTATAATAATTATGCTAATCCTCCTATTGATCCAATAAGTTCAAACTTTGCAACTATATGTGATCCAGAAACAGGCGCTATTATAGGAGTAACAAAAGATCCTACCAGTATTTATAAATATAATTATAATTTACATGTTATTGAGGAAAAATATAATATATTATTGTTTCAAAATGGTTTTGCCGGATTAGTATATGCCAAATAACTTATAATAATTTGATTTTTCTTACTCTGCGCGTTCCATATTTGTATTTTAATCTGGCCTTTTTTGCCAATTTTAATGCTTTAGAGGATTGACTACATCCTTGTTCTAATATTTTATAATCTACTGCTGATGCTTTTCCACCACTAATAGAACTGGCTAGACGCGCAAGTCCCCAACTATGACTAGTTTGGTTAGGTCTTGAACCAGAAGAATAATAAGCACCTTGTCCTTTATTTACAATTTTGCGTAATGAATTTATAGAACATCCTGTTTTTTTTGAGAGATTAGAATTAATTACTAATTTATCAATATTGTATATTTTTTTAACATTTAATATATGTTGGGAAGGTTTGGATTTATATGAAGAAATCTGTTTTCGTGTAATATAACTTTTTTTCTTATAAGCTTTGCGTGATTTTTTTAATTCATGTGCTATTATTTTTTTATCTTTCTTAGTTATATGTTTAGGCAAATATTTAATAGGTACATTCATAATATTTATTAATTAATATATAATAAAAATATTATATTATATATAATATTTTATTATATATAATTTAAAAAAAATAAAAAATGCAGGAAAAAATAATAAAATTTGAGAGAAGTAAAATAACAGGCAAAAAATACACAGCTTATGTTAAAAATAAAGCAACACAAAAAATACGCAAAATACATTTTGGCGCATCAGATTATCAACAATTCAAAGATAGAACACCTTTAAAATTATATGCTTATAAAAATCATAATGATCGCAAACGTATGCAAAATTATTTTAATAGGCATTCGGGAACCAAAAAAAGAGGAGCAGCAATAGCATTAGAAAAAAGAAAATCAAAAGGTTATTATAACGCTAAAATATTGAGTCATGTTTATTTATGGTAAAATTTTTTCATTTATGTGATTGTAACCAATTTTTCACCTTCTTCAACAATATTATAGTTAAAAGACCAATCATCAATTTCTTTTGGTGTTTTAGCTCCATTTTTAATTGCCTCTCTATAACTCCAATATATAGGATTGGCCTGAAGTTTCCATTGTTGTGTTTTTAAATCAATTAGTCCAGATGCATCAAAATCAAACAATTTATATTTTCCTTGTACACATTTTCCCATATTATCAAATTTCCAATCTACATACATAATTCCTAGTGCTTGTAAAAAATCTTTTACTTTACTCATTACTTCTATTATTTCATTTAAGTCTTCGCGTCTCATAACATGTTTCTCTAATAATAATGGATTTGATTTATATGTATCTACTTGTTCCATGTCAGCATATTGTGTATTAATGTCGTAATAATGAACAATATTTGGATGTGGATGTTCCATTAATATTTTAACTATGGCATTTTCTGCTTTTTTTGAATATTCTAAGAACATATTAGGTTTACCATAATTTTTTCTAAAAAAAGGTTGCCCATCATACGTTTCTTGAACATACTTTACAGAATTAGTGTCAGGGTCATAAATAGTAGATTTTACTCTATTATTATTCATAATAGTAATATATTGAAATTTTATTTATATTTTTATATTTTTTCTATTTTTTCTATTTTTTCTATTTTTTCTATTTTTTCTATTTTTTATATTTTTTATATTTTTTAATATATATAAAATGTTGTTAGAATTTTTCACAGAATTTATTGGAACTTTTATTTTCTTAGCAGTAATTTTAATGTCTGGTGATCCTTTAGCAATAGGTATTACTTTAGCATCCGTTATTTATTTTGGTGGCAAAGTTTCTGGAGGCAACTTCAATCCAGCAGTAAGTTATATGATGCTATTATCTAAAAAAATAGATGCTTCCAAATTCATAGTATATGTAATTGCACAGTTATTAGGAGCTACAGGAGCATTTTTATTTTATAGTTACAGTAAATAAATTTAGCAATATTTATATGGCGCACATGATGAACGCATTGTGAAACCCTTAATATGCGCACAACGTTTTTTTGTAAATTTGCGTGGAAGACTAAATAGTTTGCCATCTTTTCTTTTACATTTTTTGGCTCTCTTTGTGTTAACACAACAATCTCTCATATTATTATTTATAAATAATAATATTAAAGAAATAAATAAATAAATAAATAAATAAATTATACTTCATTAATTTTTTCACACAGTCCAGATATTTTATTTCTTCTAGTACCGTTAGGACATCGTTTAGATTTAGTTTTTGGTTTTAATGTTTTATTTTTACTTTTAGGAGAATTAGTAGTGTTAAAACTTATAGGTATTGGCTCGCATAGACCAGTTATTTTATTTTTACGAGTTCCATTTGGACATCGCTCTCGCTTTGTTGTTTGTTTCTTTGCTGTATGTTCTTTCTCATCAATAACTTTCTCATCAATAACTTTTTCTACAATAACTTTTTCTACAATAACTTTTTTTGATTTGGTTTTATCTTTTTTTGATTTATTAATTGAGTCTAAATAGGATGACTTGACACCAATTAATTTTCCTAAATAAAATTTACTACAACCAGTAAAAATTTTAAATTGGTCATTATTTTGTAATGAAACACTTATAACTATTACTGGAATTTCACCATAATATTGATGTGGCAATGTTGACTTTTTTATAAAAGTTAGTTTTAAATTTCGTGGTAATAATATTTCATTTTCATGTTTGTATTTAGTTGTATTTACCATATTTATATATGGTACACCATTTGATATCCAAATTTTATATAGGCAGCAATTATTTATTAAAGTTTGTCCAACTTTTTTAATTCCTGAAAATCCTACTGCTACCTTAAAGTTTGTAGTAATAGACAAAAAATTTGGAACTGTTATGGAGTCACCTTCTTTTGTAAAATTTTCAAAAGGTTGCTTCATTCCTCTATAATATATTTTTGCCGAGTCTTCGTGCCTTGGTGCGGCTTCTAAAAATGCTCTATCTAAATCTTCTACTTTAGCTAAAATTGCGAAGCAAGCATTTTTTTTAGTGTCTCCATAAACTTTATATGTTTGATTAAAAATAGGAGTCAAAAAATAGGGGAGACCTGTTCGTAAATAAGAATTTATTGGACCATCCCATTTATAAGAATAGTCATATAATGCTCTTGATAATAAATTTTCAAAATAAACATCGTCTTTATAGGGTATATTTTTTTTAGTAATTTTTTTATCCATTACATTTATTTCTTTGTTTTTAAATATTCCAATTTTAGATAATGCTAAAGTTTCTTTTGAAATATACATATTTTCTCCTGGTTCATCTATATTTTCTGTAGTTATTACAACTTTAAAAATGCGCTCATTATGTAATGAAGGTTTAATAGTTTTAATATCAATTAGCACATTTTTATTAATGTAATATCCAATATTATTATAAGTAGTTTTATTAGCATATGTCTTTTTTACCATAAGTTGGTCATTTTCTACAATACACTTTATAAATATGTCTTTTATTTCTGGATTGAACAAAAATTGTTTTTTTAAACAAAAAACTTTGTCCTGTGATTTATTTTCGTTACTACTATTTGGCGACGCAGAAAATCTCAATTTTTGCTTATCAAAAATTACTAAAATGTTATCTTCTGATTCATCTAACCATTCAGTTAATACTCTTTTTTCTAAAAATATTGGATCATAACCATACATAATATATATATGATTATATTATATAATTGTAAAATTATAATTGTAAAATTATAATTGTAAAATTATAATTATAAAATTATAATTATAAAATTGTAACTGTAAGATTATTTTAAAATCTTGGA